ATCATATGTATCATTACCGTCCTTATCAAAAACAGACCATTGGTATTCGTTTCTACGAGGATGTTTTGTTATCTCTGCTTCCCATGAACCCCATTTATATGACCAACTTGTTTTTTCTTCTTTTAGGAATTTTCTAAATGTGTTTAATTCTTTCATTATACTTCGATAATTTTATAAATTTTAGTATTTAATTGGCTTAAGTCATTGTGTTGGGTAAGTAATACACAATTTCTATAATGTTGCCAATCTACTTGAAACTTAGTATCTACTACACCACCATTCAATTTCTTGATTAATTCGTTGAGAGCGTTTATAGTATATAAAGTGTTAGATTCCTTTTTTCTATGTACCAATATAGTATTGTCTGGAATTGTTTGTACATTTCCTTGGTCTACATTATAAGTTACAACATATTCATCTTTACCCACGATTTCGAGGACAAACATTTTATTGTATATAATGGTGTATCTGCTTGTAATCTCTTCTAATAAAGAATCTAAATTCTCTAAATTTGTGAAGGTACAAAATAACTTATTGTTCAAATCTCCTATATTTTGGAATGACGTTATAACATCATAGTTCGTGTTATACGTATTCGGAGAATTATTTAAAATCGTAGTCATAACCTTCTTTTGTTTTTGTATTTAATTTATACTTAGTGAATATATTTTTAATATCATCTATTACTTCTTTTTCACTATCATCAGCATCTAATAAGAAACTGTCATATGTGTAAAGTACTAATTTTGTTTTTTTACCTTTTAGTACTGATATCATATCCCATAATATACGAACGTTCATTGACGTCTCCAAATTTTGTAGCAAGTAATTAAAGAGTTTTTGTGGATTCATTTTATCCAGGTTCTCTTTTTTATAAACATAGTTAGAAATCGGACAAGTAATTTTACCCTCTCTTTCAAAGTCTTCCCAGAGTTCTTTTACGTATATACTAATTTTACTAAAAAATTCTAGGTGTTCGTATTCTTTGAATACTCCTCCGTATAGTTGTTTAAATGTTAATTCCTTAGACTTTGCGTAGTCAACTTGATATAAATCTTGTAGATGACTATGAATATCAATAGAGGGGAAACTATAATTAATGAGCATACAAGACAGACTAGGATGGTAAGCACTAATATCAATGTCAATAAACTTGTCATTGCTCGGGATAAAAGCTTTCCTACAACCGTTTTTATGGGATAGAGCGGCATAATTTACGTTTTTAAATTTATTAGAGGGGCGTGTTGTGGTTGTCCTAAGGTTGTATTGAGTGTAAACTCGTTCACCATTAATTGGGTGGAAATGTTCCTCGAAGGTTTCCTTGTGTACTCGTATTCCGCTTCGTTCGAGGTAGTTGAACACCATGGATACTCTATTGTTAAAGAATTCATCATATTTTGTTTTTGGTATGTTAATATTCGCTTTTAGATCACTAAAAAGATTTTCGCAATACTCATAGTGTTTAACAATAGGGATAATAGCGTTAATTAGCGGTTCATCCTTATGTTTACTATAGAATATTTCGTGAGACTTAGGTTTAGCTGGTATATACGTAGTAGGTGGTGTGTCAATGCTATAAAAACTTTTGAACGGGTAATAATGTAATATCTCTTTCTTATCTCTACAATATAACACATCAAATTTGCCTAATAATGCGTTTATTTCCGTTTTTAATGAATTTAAACCCTCGCTATGTGCAATACATACAATAAAACCTTTAGATGCCGTAATTGGTCTAATGTACACAAGACTAACCCCATTTTGTGTTGGGTGAATTGTGTCATTATAGGGTATAACTTCGACAAATGCCTCTTTATGACCACTATTTTGTAAAACCTTTAACTTTTCTTTGTCTTCTATGAGCCAGTACATATAACCTATTTAGACGTGAATATACGACAGATCTATTTAATAGCCACTTTTTCTTTGGATGTTTTTTCTTATTGATGTTCCCACCTCATTATTAATCTTTACTTTAATATCTTGTTTTATTTCATCGGATTTGAACGGTACTAATACTCTATGAAATGTTGGTTTGTGGAACTTACCCTCCATTATTACTCCACGGTTAGAATTAACATGGTAGTAACCCGAATAGTTTTCACTATCAATTTCTACCTTTAATTCCCCACCACTAGTATTAAAAAAGTTTTGTGTAGTTGGTTTATAGTATTTTACAAATTTGCCTCTAAAAGAAAATTCAAAACCAAGTAAGTTTTGTGATTTCTCATTTAATAAAACTATATTTTTGTTTACAATATAAGTATCAATTGGGTTACCTGTAAGGTCCCAATTTATTTTAATAGGGGTGTATAGTTGATATTGTGTGTTGGGGTTTTCATTACTATAATTAATATATGTTTTATTGTTTACCTCTATATATAGTGAGGAATTAGATTTTTTTAGAAAATACCTTACAAACTCCCCAGTATTATATTCTTCTTCTGTTGGAAATGTGATGCTTGCAATAGGTGCAGGTGCACTACTCACCGGGAAAGGTATTGATGATTGATAAGTAGGGGGTAGTAAATTTATAGTGGAATTAAGATTTAAGTCTAATTCAGTAGTTGTAAATGAACCTTCAAGACCCGCTTCAACATCCTTTTGTGAATTGTTAGCTACATCTTGGACTAACATTAAATTAGGACCATCTTGTGGAGTATTACCTGTAAAGTAATTTCCATCAGATGTAGCATAATAATTCCCAACATATGTCTCTCCATTGTCTAATAAGATAAATTCTCCATTAGAAGTAGATAAGTTTGTTGTTAATTGTGATAGTGGATAATACATCTATAAGTTTCCTATTTTTATTAATAATTCTAATAATTCTTTTTGTGGGAACACGTCTGCTTTATCTGGTCTATATGAGTTGTGAGTATAAATACCGTCAACGAAAGTACTTGCAGATTTAGAATATTTACCTTTCTTAGGAAAAACATCATCAAAGTTATTATTATTTAGGTAAATATTAATGTTTTTAGTAGATTTCCAATTTACTAGGACTTTTTCTAATTCAGACAGCATTGAAGGAGTGTATGACTGGTATCTTTTATATCCTTTATATCCCCCAGGCATTTTTACAACATTATTCTTATCGTCTAACATATAGGGTTCACTAGTATCACTAAAAGGGATTTCAGAATCAACATAACTATACCACTTACCATCCCTTTCTGTTAAAAAACCTATGGCTTCTAACTCAATAGATAAAGATTGTTCATTTAATTTAACATTATTATATTTATATGGATTACCACTACCTGCACCTATACCTAAATGGTTAGACCAATATACATCAGGAAAAACATGTTCCGAGTGTCCTTCTCTTTCTATAATGTAGTGGGTTGCTATTGGGTATGATTTCTTAGTCCAGTTTGTACCAATCTCCTGTTTAGCATTACTGCTTCCGGCGGTATGGTGTAGTACTATTTGATTTTTACCTGTACTTTTTGGGTAATAAATTAGGCCTGATTTTGTATTTTCATTCCGTACACTATAACCTGTAGTTAATGTAACTTTAGGTGCATCTCCTTTATATACTACGTAATTATCTGATGCTAATTTTGTGATTTTACTAATCTCAGTATTAACAAACGCTCCTATATTTTGTTCTTTTGTTTTAGGGGTAGATATAGTAGTTAAGGAAGTAGTCCAATCATTGTTTGAAATTGTATGATTAACTTTGGAAATTACAAACTCTAAAGCATCCGGATATTGTTGTGGTAAAAACTCTTGTCTAATATTTAGTTTTTGATACATTTTTATCCCAGAAATCCCGTCACAAGTTAAATCTAAGTTTAAAGGTATAAATCCTATTTTAGTAGAGGGTGTTCCTGTAGCAGCATATAGAGCATTATCAAGAATGTTGACATATCCTTTAAAGGATTGTTTTCCTTGTTTTATGTATTCGTCATTTAAATGAAAATAGTAACCTTTTAATTCTGTTTGACCCTGTATTTTTCCTCTAAAACCTTGAATCAAATATCTGATATAACCATCTGCGAATTTTTGTAATTCTTCAGCTTCAGGTGGAATGCCACTTTCTACATCTTCTATTACTTCCTCTATATATTTAGCCCAAAAAACATTATTGTAGTTTTTATTAGTAACTGGGGAATTATCTACGTCCCTTTTACCTGTAGAGGACTTACCGAATATTGTAGAAACGGTGTCATTAGATGGTCTACTAGCACCAAAAAAGTTTCTCTTATCTAATACTCCCTTTGTAGTAAAATGTGTATATAACTCATTAACTTGTTTTAGGGTAAGAGGTGCGTAAATATTGTCTAAAGTTGTTAATTTGTCCTTGTTTATTTGTGGGGGGTCTTGAAGACCATATTGGTACTGATCTCTTAATCCAGTATTCCAACTTGAAAAAGCAGTTGCATCGTAATTTTTAGTTGATGAACCATTAGCTGTGGCTCCAATAGATATCATAGATGCTAAATCGGGACCAATACTTGTTTTAAATCCAAATTCTCTAACAATATTAGAGGTAGGTATTAATTTATTTCCTTCACCTCTACCTTTAAGGTTATAACCATAAAGCTCAAAACTTGAAGTACTATCAAATTTACTTTTAAACGAACTATTTTCAATTCCCCTAATTCTATTTTGATCTTGGATCTTTATAACGTTATCATCACTTATAATAGGTTCTAGATTAGGTATTCCACCTAATGCACTATTAATACCGTCACATATTTCTTGTAGAAATTTAAATAGATATATTTCCCCTTTTTTAGTTACTTTATCTAAGGCATTAGATATAAAATCATAATTTAAGTAAATATTTAAGGTTTTTCCATATATAATACTTCCATCATTTTCAGTTACCATCCAATCATTCATCCTCTTAGCAAAGTCCCAATATGATTTTATGCCAGTTTTATTAGCAGCAAATTCATTATAGTTATTTAGGGAAAGATCATCTAGAAATTTAGGTTTTACTAGAGCAATTTTAGGATTTAAAGATATTTGATTAGGATATGCTGACATTATAGTCTCATCCACATTCGTATCTACATCTAACATATAACCATTTGATAATCTAGGGATACAAAACTTTTTTATCTTTTGCAATAATTCTCCTAATGTTAAATAATAACCAAATCGGTCAATATCCACTCCTTCACCGTCATTTAGTGTTTTTATTTGAGCTAACATATCCCCTCCTGCTTTTTCTTCAGGTAGATTTAAACTCCAATACAAGTTTAAGTAGGGGTATTTTTCTCCCCACCACTTTGCACTTCCTTTACTATCTACAATATCTGTAAATAGATCATATGCTAATGGAGAGGTACCTGCATTTGTAACAAGGGTTGATTTAGCTAATGTAGCTTCTAAACCACTAATCCCAGTATCATACCCATTTATTATTTCCTCTATTTCTTTTTCTGTTTTAATATCTGCTGGGTTATTAACTTTTATTGATTCTATTACATCCCCTACTGATATTAAGTTTAAGGTAATATTATAAGTTCCATCTCGATCAAAATCCCAAGAAAAATTAGAAACCTTGCCTATAAACCCATCGTAGTTACTACTATAAGTCTCTCTATATCTACTTACATCTTTAATCAATTTAGTAAAATTGTAAGTTTCAAAATCTTGAAACCAAATATCCTCCATTAAGGTATTACCCATTTGTTGGAGATTTCCTTCATTATTTATAAACTTATCATTACCCCATTCTAACAACATAGTATACCCTAATCTTAAATACAGTAACTCTATTAATTCAAATTGGAATTTGTTGTGTGCTTTAATAGTAACTACAGCTTTTCTAATTGAACCCCTATTTAAGGCTTCTACTTTAGCATCTATTAGACCTGGAGGTGGTGTTAAACCTTGTTGGCTTCCTCCTAGACCATAGGCACTTGAATTGTTCCATATGTCACCGGTTTGACTTACACCTGATCTAAAATTATAATTACCTTGTGTTCCTTTTCCTTCTTTATCTTTTACAGAAGATATAACTTCAGAGGTTGAGTTAAACAATACTGTTTTTTTTGCTAACCTATTACCCATAAAATCCTCAGAGTTTGGTAAACCTATAGCTTCTATTCTATCAGCACCATTCCTTCGGTTACTATTTTTATATTCTTCTTCTGTAAGATCGGGGGAGGTTTTTTTAAGTTCTGCTACAATTTCAGGGGTAGTTAGAAATCGGACTGATGAACCTAATTTTAAAAAAGAGTTTTGGTTATTTTGGATCTGGAGTTGCTCAGGTGTCCTACTACCATCAAAACCACTACCAGCAGTTTGTTGGCGGATAGTTATTTGGTTTTTTACAAAATCGTCAAAAGCTTCTCCTACTAATTGTCCCATAACCTTTTATCTTCTTTGATTTAATAAATCATATTCTGCTTGTATCGCTCCTATTGATGTAGGAATCCTTATTTGAACCCCTAAAGGTGGGAAATAAGAATCTTGTTTTAAAAAATCGTTCGCTGTTGTAATAATCCACCAAAGTGAAGAATTTCCATAATATTGTTGAGCTAAAATATCAAACCTATCCCCCTCTTCGGCATAAACATATATGTCCGAAAATTCTAAAGGAATTGCAGGATATTTAACACCTCTATAGTATGGAGTACCCCTTAAACCTTTTTTAGTTTCTATTGAGGTAGTTTTTATTTTTGTATATCTGCTCATTATTATTTTTTAGGAATATAATTTAAGTTATCACCTTGACCATCATAATTATTTCCTGACCCTGCTGCTAGGTTAATATAATGCTCTTTCCCATATTTTCCAACAAATGTTCCACCTGATCCTACTGGTTTTCCACTAGCAAAAGAATTTTGTTGTACTCTAGGAACAAAATCGTGAATTGGAATAAAATTAAACCCTGTTACTTTAACAATTAAGGGCATTTCTTTAACTGAGGGGTCAGTGAAAATTTCATTACCCTCTGCACCTGTTGTTAAAATATTATTATTATCAGGTATTGCTATTTCCCAAGGGGATTCTTGTGGTATATCAAAGTTAAGACCCGTCATAATACCTACCTGTTCTTGAAAATACCCACCTACAGTTAAGGTTACTAAGTTACCCCTCATATATCCCGCATCTGAATAGTCAGGTGCACATACTGATGCTAGGTAATTTAATTTTTGGTACATTGGTATAAGCTCTTGTTTAGATTGAGCAGCTACCGTCCAAGCCATGCTTACTTGTCTATCAAACCCACTATATTTATAAAATTTTTCTCCTCTACCCATGTAAGAATTAGCTTTCCAATCTGCAGAATATGCATCTGAGAAGCTATCAATAAACGCCCTAAAATGGACATAAGTTTTTAAAGATGGATTATCGTTATCTATAACACCAATTCTGAATTTTACTAAATCATTTTTAACTGTATTACCAGTTACACCACTTGATTGGTATATAGGAAGGGCAGTGATTTTATCTAATGCTCCTCTTTCATTTAATAAAGCAGAGTCTGGTGTGTTTGTACCCTCTAATCTTTTACCAATAGTATAGCTACTTAAATTCCCACGCTTACCAGGATCACCTAGATTTACTCGGGATTCAATGTTTTTTCTTGTATAATCTAAAGTAGCAGGGATTTCTTGAGAACCACTAGGTGCAATTACAGTTGTAAATGATGGTTTATTTGTAATACCGTCTTTACTAGTAGGAGTATATTCTTCTATCTGTTTCTGAGTGAATACTTGTATTGGTGTTCTGTTTGAAATACCACTTCTTAATTTGTTGGTATCTGTTTTTAATAATGTTCCTGGTTGGTAAACACTGTCTGTACGAAAATCAATATAATCTTCTCTAAATAATTCACTCGCCATTACTGGGTCAAGTGATGAATATACTAACTGTGGTGCTAAGAAACTTAGGGAAAATGGGGGGTTATTAAATCCATCTTTACCTAAAAATATTTTAGAATTTTCAACAAGTTGTCGTGGTATAAATCTTGAGGATTTTGACTCATTATTTACTCCCGTTCTTTGGTCTCCCAACATCCTAATTTCAGTCTGTCCTACTCCTAAAGTAGCACCAGGTCCTCCACTATAAGTGTATAGTATGTTATCTTGTGATTTTGTGTTTATTTTATTTAATAGAGGCGCTAGTCTACTTTTATTACCCTCAGAACTAGGTGTTGCAATAGTATTTAAGTATGTAGGTAAACCTAAAGGAGTATTTCCGTCTGGGGAACCTATTGTTGTATTAAGTAGAGGGTTAAAACCTTGTTTAACTAGATGGATACCTAGGGGGTTTGTAGCTGATTGGCCTATGGTACTTAGTGGAAGATATAGACCTTGATTTAGAGGGACATTTGTTTTTATAAAGTTACCAATAGCTGAAAGTACACCTCCATTTTCATCGGGTTTATATGATTCATATCCTACTTCAGAATTAACATTAGTTAAAGATAGTACATTTTGTTTAGCAATAAATAGGGGACCATTAGGAGATTTAAAATCAAAGAACATTTGAGTCATCCTTGAAACATCTCTAGCTATAATCTTAGGTAATAACGTACCCCCTCTTAGTAAAAAATCTGGACCTCCTGTTCTTCCTACATCAGAAAGGTCGTCTGGAATTTTTGTTACTATATAGGGTTGATTGCTATTTCCTCCTCCAACTGTGTCTTTACCATACCTTAAGGATTTAAGGTTGGTTGTCATGTTAACTAATGGCATATCCTACTATTAACCTGGAAGATTATCCAAATATCTTGTAGGTGCGGTTGGTGATTCTAAATTTGAAGGTTGTGGTAGAACTCCGTTTAATGGTGTTACCGCGTTAGCATTTGGATTTCCAATAGTAGAATATTCTCTATGTAAAGTAGACTGTTGAAAATTTGGTGTGTTTGGTGTTAAACCACTCAAACTTGTAGCCGACGCCTGACCGGAAATTAATTTGTCTAATAAGCTCATAATTGTGTGTTTTATTATAAATATTAAATTATTGTACTTCGTATAAACCTACTGCTGATAATTGTGGTTGTTTTGTTTGTTGAGTAAGTAGTGCTTCTAATAAATCGTTTGTTTTATTAGCTTGTTTGATCATTGGGGAGTTATCATTTAAAGGTATTACAGCTTCAGGACCTGCTTCACCCACAAGTGCGTTAGTCGGGCCTGTTACTATACCACCTTTAGCCATTTCGGTCGGCCTGTCTTCCCCAAAAACATTACCACTAATTCCATAATTAGTCTGTGCTGATGCTTCAGCAGTTTGGATTTGTGCTTTAATAGCACTATCTCCAAATTCTCCCCCAAATAAGAAACCAATCCCATTAAGTAAATCTTCTATAGCTGCTACACCTACTAATACGGTTTGAATCATAGGGTCTAAAAAAGACATAATTGCTCCCACAAAACCAAAAAGTTTTGATATTATACTTACTATGGGCATTATAGCATTTCCTACTGTAACAAATACCTCTTTTAGTTTTTCAACAGTAGCGTTAAATTTATCTTGAGCTCCTACTTGATTATTTAGTCCCTCAACTCCTTTTTCTTCAAGTATTCGCATTGCTTCCGCTTCCCCTACTTGAGCCCTTAACGTCTCAAATTTTTTCTGGGCTGCCTCCGCGTCTTTTGCTGTAAGGCCTGAAAGTTTGTCCTGCATTAATAATGTAGATGCTAAATCCTCTCTACTCATACCAACAGATTTTGCTAAAGCTTCCTGTTGTATTCTATTTAGCTCTCCAAATTCAGCAGAATCTCCCATTTGTTCAGAGATTTCTCTAGCTACTCCTGCTATATCGTTATTTAAAGCAAATTGTCTTGCTTTTTCTAGGTTTATGTCTCTACCTAATAGTAATTCTGCTTGTAACTCATTTTGAATAGAAGATTCAAAATCGAGTAAGCTACCCGCTATGGCATCTACTTTACCCATTTCCATACCTAGAGACTTAGTAGTGGCAACTGCCTCCGCTATTAGTCCAGGGTTTTTTCCTAATGATAGGGTGGTTGATGCCGATATATTACCTATTTCTTTAAGTAATTTTTGTTCATTAAGTAAAACTCCATTTTGTGTAGCTGATATTCTAGCCTGTGCTAAGAACTCCCCTGTAATGTCTTCTGTAGTTTTACTAGTTCCTAGTTGTAAACTAGCAATTCCTTGTAGTTCTTCATTAGTAAAACCTGACATGGTTCTAAGTTTAGTAAAAGATATCGCCATATCTTCAGACATCATTGAAGATGTTCCTAAAGCAGAATTTATTCCTTCAAATGTTTCTCTAATTCCCTTAGTAGTAACAAAAAGTTCACCTGAGGCTGAAGCCATGTTGGTCATTTCCATATTCATACCTAAGGCATCATCATATGTCATACCAAATTCTTTGGCCATTTTTGATGATGAGGCATCCACGCCTTTCATAGCATCGACCAGTTCTTTAAGTAGATATAAAGGTCCTAAAGATTTTAAAAGGCTTTTACCTAAGCTTTTAATACCGGCCTGCATCCCTGTAACCCCCTTCTTTGAGGATTTAGTAATGGACTTCATATCACCATCACCTATGCCCATTTTAGTAGCCTTTTTAGAAGCTGAGGTTCCTGAGAGTACCTTCCCGTTTTTACCTAAAAGTTTATCTTCTAGGCCCATACGTTTTACAGCATCAATAGTTAAGTCTTTTCCTGACTTTAAGGCTTCTTTATCTAATTTCCTTTGGTCCTGTTTTGCAGCAACTATATCATCTTGAAGACCCTGTTCTACGGCACTATCTGTTGCTGCTTGTCTTGCGGCATCCGACGCATTTTGAAACATGCTAGTAAACTTTCCTAAACCTGGAATAGCATCTGATATTTCATTTAAGCCATCAAATAGTCTAACACCACTTTGATTGTTAATGCTAGTTTGAAATTTTTCTACTTTTTCTATTGATTTTAAAAAATCTTCAGATTGTTTTACTCTTTCTTTTACTTCTGCTAGTTGTGCCCCTTCAAGCATTCCTGATTTTGCTGCAATATCTAGTCTTTTAAATTCTTGTTTGACTAAAGATTTTTTCTGTTGGATTTGCTTATTAGTCAGGGTTACTTGACCACCAAGGACTTGAGTAAAGTCTTCTGCTATGTTAACTAAAGATTTAAATGATTTTTTTGATACAGCTAAAGCATAGTTACTCTTTTGAAGTTCTTGGATACTATCTCCTAGAGACTTTGCAAAGTAATCTACATCACTATTAATAGCAAGAAGTTCTCTTCTTAATCTAGATAATTCAGCATTAGATTCTTTTAAACCTCCAGTAAACTTTTTATCAAAGTCTACCTGCCCCAATTCCTTTCTAATAAGGCGGATTTGTTCGTTAATCTCGTTTAAATTATTCTTAGGCATATTCTATTTTATTATAAATATTATTATCTATAACTTGTTTTACCCTTATATGCATTAGATTCTTGAGCAAATGCTGGTGTGTTTACTTTACCATCAGATGAAATTAGAGTTTTATCCCCATTACCATTACTTTTTGCATCTTCCGTCGCTTTATTTCTATTTTCGTAGTAAGAATTCATTTCAAAAAGTGTAAATTTACGTAACCATATAGGCATATTATATATAGTATGCCAATCATATCCCCCGTTACCGTGAAATACTATGCTATGGATAGTCTGAAATAAATCTTTCCTAAATTCGGGCGCTATATTAGGCGTCAGGCCAAAAAAAGTTAAGCCCTATGGGGACTAGAACTTCCTCCCCTCCATCAAGCACTACAGTCATGTCTAAATCTGGTGACAGATCTCTAACATATTCTCTGAAGGCTCTAGCATCTTTTGCTAAGAAATAATTATCTACAAAGTCTCGAATAGATTTTTTTTCTTCATCACCATCTACTGATGTGATCATGTATTTTAATCTTGTTGTAAGTTCAGGTGAGGAATTGGGGGAAATTTTCTTTAAACCTTTTAATTCTCTTTCTATTTTTTTATCATCATTTCCATCTAAAAGTTTAAAACCTAAAACAGTACCTGTTTGTTCTAATTTGTACGTAAATGAATTATGGGAATCTTCTAAAAGGGAATAATCAGTTGATTTTGGGTTAAGTTCTGTTAAATCAATAACTTCTTCTTTACCTCTTATAGTTACTTTATATTCTTTACCATACCCCAAAATACGAGTAGCTACAAATAAAGCATTTTTATCACCTGTAAATAAATCATCTATTTTTATGTCTTTATTTATAATTACAGCCTGTAATAATTTATCTAATACTGTCCCTTTTTGGATAAAAGACTGGTTAGTTAGTATATCCTCTTCTTTAGCAGTCATGTACTTTAATTCCACCTTACCACTAGATAGGGGATGGTCTTTAGGATACAATAAGCCTTTGGATGGTAATTCAACTTCTTCAGTTGGGAATTTAAATTCACTCATATAATCTTTATTTAATTAAAACGTTGTTATCACTTATACATATACAAAATACAAAAAAGCTTGGCGTGAGCCAAGCAATTTTTGATAATTTATGTAATTGTTTCTTAGAAATTTAAGATACAGTAATCAGGTTGAACTGTTAATTGTAGTTCTACTGCTGCACTTTCATCATCCCAACTATAATCTCCGAAATTAGCTTCAGTAATCATAGCTCCTTTGATAATCCATTCTGAAACGATATCACCTACAGGTCCTAATACGTTCATAGTTAAATCCTTTTTATAGAAATCACTATAACCATCTCTACCAGTTACTGATTCATGGTGTAATCTAACCCATTCCATACATGCTTGTGCACCACTTGGAGTAATTGGATCAAATAATGTCATTTGAATTGTATTCCAAAGTGTTTTACCTTTTACGTATCTTGCAACGTTGATATGGTTCAATTGAACTGTACCTTGTGTTAATGAAACGGCTCCCATACCTTTAATTTGGTATGAAGGGATTCCATCTACATACAGTATAAACCTATTCTTTTGTTTAGGTTCGAATGCTGTATAAAATATTTCGTTTGGGTCTAATACTGCCATTGTTATATATTTTTATTATAAATATTGTAATTATTTTTTTTATTCAGGAAATGTTGCTCCAGTTGGTAAAACATTGAAATCTAAAATAACGAATTCCGCTGTTTTGGTTGGTTGTAAGAAAATCTGACCTACTAGCTCATTTCTATCAATTACATCCGGTGTATTGTTTGTAGCATCCATTACTACTTTAAAAGCATATAATCCTTGTCTTTGTTGTACTGATTCTAAGTATGGGTTTACATTTGCTAAGAAGTTGTTTCTTGTTGCATTTGTATTTTGTTCAAATACTAAGTTATCTGATACTTGTGTTATATATCCTTTAAGTGCAATTAATAATCTACGCACATTTACTCTATCTAAAGCACTTGCTCTTTTCTGTAATGTTTTTTGTCCAAATACTACAACTCCACTTCCTGGGAATGTTGCTATTGGATTAACATTTGCTTCGTATAAAGTATCTCTATTACCTGATGTTAATTTTCTTTCTGCTCTAACTACACTTCCCAACGCTCCTCTAAGCAAACCTGCTGGTGCGAACCATGGGTCTGATGATGCGTCTGTAAATGCGTATACTGCTGGAATATACGTTGAAGCTGGCGCCCAAACGGTTTGTCCAGTACCTGCGTCGACTGTTTGAAGCCATGGCCAATACGTCGCGGCATATGAACTATCATATTTTGTTGCTTCTGTTGTAACTGTACCAATTGATGCGTTAAACGCTACAGCATCAATTACTGCTATACAATCTGTTCTACCTTGTGCAAGTGTTACTAATTTTGTAACTGTACTCGAATGGTCTTGAGAATTTAATCCTGGTGCCGTAATTACATTAAATTGATAATCATCTGAATTGCTCAAAAGATTAATTGATTCTGTGTAATTAGCTGGAGATAAACCTTGTATATCTGCTGCACTAATGTTTTCGTTAAATAATGCTGTTCTACTTCCAAAATTAACACCTGTAGCATTGTTAAATGAACCTGATTGTACTATTGGTAAACTACCTGTAAATACTGTTTTTGCAGTTCCATTATTGTCAAAATATTGTGGTGTAGGTAAGGTTACTGAGTCTACATAAATGTAAGCACTTCTTTGTGGATAATTACCGTTAGTTTTAACAAAGTAATCTGTTCCATCCTGTTCTACTGTATAATATGTGTCACCAATAACTTTTGCTACATAATTTACTGCAGTTGGGTCTAATGATAAGTTATTATATGTTTCTAATACTGCTCTTGATGTTGCAGTATCGTTTCCTCTTCTTACTAATAGTGAGAATTGACCTGATGCCGTGTTTACAGATGCTACTTCCCATCTAATATTTTCTGCTGTACCTTCATTTAAAGTACCATTAGCTGAATCAACTGCCTGGTAGTTATTCATGTTAGCACCTTCAGATATTGTTTTAATTGTAAATGAAGCGGTTGCGTTTAAATCTGCGTTTGTAAGTGTAAATTGTGCATCTGTTCCACCAGCTACTGTTGCCCCTAAGGATTGTGATGAAAAAGTTAATACCTCTCCTACTACATAGTCTGCACCTACAGTTGTAACTTCAATTGAAGAAACAGTACTTAAAGTTGCATCATTTGCTTGTGCAGCTAATTTAATTGTAAATACCGCACCTGCTCCTGCAAGGTCTGTTGTAGGTGTTAGAGATGGGATTGATGTATTTCCTGTACTACCTGTAATGTTTAATGATGCCGCATCTTTAATTGAAGACAGTAATACGTTTTCACCTGATGCTATGGTACCGTTAGTTAAGCTACTAGGAACATCTGAGTTTGCTGGAGTAAAAGAACCTGTAACAACACGTGTTACTAGTAATGATTCTCCACCTTGTGCAAAGTAATTCCTTGCTGAGATAGAATTTAAATATGTGTAAAATTGAGATCCACTTTCTACTGATGAACCAAAAATTGCTTCATATTGAGAAAAAGTAGACACCGCGGTTGGTATTCCAACTGGTCCTTTTGTTGCTGGGCCAATAATAGCGGCACCAAAAGTAACAGGTCTAGCGCCAATAAACGATTGGTCATTTTCCCTTGCTAATACACCTGGAGATAATAATGTTTCTGCCATTGTCTAAGTATTTGTTATATTGTTTTGTTATAAATATTAAAAATTATTTCAAAAATTAAGTTATTGGTGTGAATTCACCTTTATCTAAATCTATGTTACCAGTACCATACTTATCTTCTAATTTTTTGGCAGTTTTGTTTTGATCTTTAGATAATTTATTAAATTCCTCTAACAACTCTATTTTTTGTTTTTTTAAGGCATCAATCCTTATTTCTACTGTTCCTAACCCACCAATTATTTCATTGTTTCTTACTTGAAATTCTTGAAGAGTATTTATTTCTTCCTTTAATAACTTTTTAACTTTCATATTAACATTTTTAATTTATTATAAATATATAGAAAATTTCTCAAAATTACATTCTTGTGCGTCCATCGTTTGTAGGATTTAATATTACTTTAGTATCATTTAAATTACTAACTGCCTCTGAAGTAATACTTATCTTTGCTTTTGAATTGTATATTTTAGTAGAATTTAATTCTTTTTGGATTGTGTCAGGTAATATATACCCTCGCATTCTAATATTAAATGTTCCTTTTACTAATCGATCCTTACCTTGTGTTAATTCAGTTGTTGTACTGAAGCTATCTATGAAGGCTCTAAATTGAAACCTTTCAGGATTACCCCAATATGCGTCTGAGGCATACTCGCATGATTCAATTATTTTATTTAATTGTTCCATGTAATAAGTTTGAACTAATACACTATATTCCAAATTAACATAATCGGGTTGGGCTACTACGTGGTATCTTTCAACTGGTTTCCTGTTATTTAAAGTTCCAAAGTTACTATAGAAGTTTTTTGGACTAAACTGTTTAGACCAAACTCCATATAAGTTAGGTTGGTTTGCATCTAATTTATTTGCTACCGATCTATCTTTTGTTAATGAATCTCTTTTAATTACTATAATAGGAAGCATGATTGCTCCCGCTTTATCCCTATAATACCCATCACGTTGGAAAGATTTCCATCTTTCAGGTGCACCATATATTACGGGTACTTCTCTTCGTTCACCATTTTGATAAACAAAAGGTTTTATCATATTGTTAAAATAATAAAATACCGCTTCATCTAAATCCTGTATGCCGACAGAATATTGTTTTGTATCATCACCTTTAAAACTCATCTGCTTAGACCTATTAAAGTCAATGCCCGTTTCTGTGTAATTTGGATTTGATGGTACAATTGCAGAATTAGGGTTACCTTGTTCTCCTCTGCCTTCTATGCCTTCAAAGGCAGTTTGTTTTTCCTTACTAATTGCACGTTGGGTTTTTGGTACTGGTTTTCTAGGTTTTGCCATTACATTCTTTCTATATATGGTGAGATTGCTGCTTTATCTGCAGGAATATAATACGTTGATACTAATATTGAAATATTGTTACCAAATTGATGTAATCCAGGATTTAGTGGGTTTGGTGTACCATCTGAATCATTATTAGGGTAATCAGGGTTTTTACCTCCCCAATATTGGTTAGCAATTGTGCTCTGTACTCCATAATATTTAGCTTCATATAAAACGATATCCCCTACTCGAGGTACTACATCTTTATCTACTAAATCATCTCTAAAAAAGTAAAAATTAATACCCTGTTCAAATAAAACTCCTTCACCTGCTTCTGGGTATTGTTCGTCTCCTCTATCTATTAAAACATTAAATAGAAAAGGCCCATTATAATATTTTTCTTCAGCTGCTTCGCCATAGATATTTACTTTGGTTTCTTCTAATTTAAATTGATATAAGGCACATTGTTGGGTAATAATATTACCCATTAATTCTCTATTAAACTTTCGCATAAGAGAAACATCCCTTTGTCTAGTGTACATTGCCATATTACGCGATATAAATTGTATACGGAACCTTCTGTAGTTCCTGCATTTTAGATTCTCCTTCTTGTGCTCTTCTTTCTAATGAAGCCATTCTTGAGGTTTCATCTAAGTAAGTTCTTAATCTTTCTATTAACGCTGTTTTTTCTGCTGTTGCCGCAGCTATTAAATCTGATTGGTTTAAAACAACATCTGCATTTGGTATTGGTATGCTACCATATTTACCTCTTACATACCCTAACATCTCTTTAGATAATGATAAAGTATATTCAAATATCCATTGACGCCCTACACTGTTAATCTCATTATAATTAGGGTTTGTAAAATTAGCATTTGACACATTAGTAACTCTATCTGCTGACTGCATTACTGAACTTTGTATTCTTTCATCTCTTAAGATATACTCAAACCATATTTTAGGTGGGGTATTTATATCAAAATTTTGGTGGTTTGGAATTGGAAATACTCTTAAATTATCGTTTCGGATTTCGAATGAGTAATTGTTTCTTCTAATAGTTTCACTCATTTCAATTTGTTGAATAACAGCAATTTCATAGTTTAAAGGAGCCATTAAGTATCCTCCTTCAGCACCAAATCCACCTATGCCCATTATACCGGCAGCCATTACTCCACCAAATCCAAAGCCTTCACCTGCTCCTAACATGCGACCCGCTGCAGGATAAGGATTTTCATAAAATACTCTTTTTACTTCTAAACCATGCATGTATTCAGATCCTGTAAGGCCGCTTGCAGACATAAAAGTTGTAAAGTTATAATCTTGTACACTAGATGTTAGAGTAAACGAACCTGAATAGTATGTTACATTACCCCCACTACCTGCTTCTTCTCCATATTGTTCTGATAGTCTAACTATTGGTTCAAAACTCGGTGTTATAACCGCAGTATTTAAGTTTGATGATGTTGGTAACCCCTCAAGAGACAATTGATTATCTCGTATTTTATATGCGTAAATCTCGTTACCATATGTGGTTACAGCCTCCTCAAAGGCAGTAAAAAACGATCCTGATTGGAGTTCGATATCTACTAAAGGGTAACCTAATCTTCTAGCACAAAAATCTGCTACTTTTGGAGCATCACTTACAAAATTAGTGTTAGCATCATAAAACCCAAAGGGGGTTTCATCAGAGTCTGGTGTATATGTACTTGTCCCGCCCCATATTGGTATGTTCATATTATGTTTTTTAAGCTATTGATATGTGTTATATGTTTATAAATATGAAAAAAGTTCGTTAATCTCTAAAGGTTTGATAAACCTTAAGGATAGGTGAAACTATTTCATGTCTATGGTTTTTTAATAGAGTAGAGGTTCTAAATCCTTCTACATTTTCTTCTATTCTAGATAGAAATGAAAAACCAGTTTCTCGTTTATCTTTTAAATCGATTTGAGCCATATCACCACATATCACCATTTTAGAACCTTTACCTAATCTTCCGATTACAGTTTCCATCTGGTTGTGGGTAACATTTTGTGCTTCATCTACAATAACAAATGCTTTTAAGAATGTTCTACCCCTCATAAATGCAAAGGGTACAATTTCTATATTACCATTTTCTATTTCTTTTTCTATTTTTTCTTGACTATATAACATATGTAAATTATGATATATAGGTGCTAACCAGGGATCCATTTTCTCTCTAATATCTCCAGGCAAAAAACCTATGTCTTCTTTGGATACTGTAGGTCTTGTAATAACTATTTTATCTACTTGTTTTGTAAATAGCATATCTAATGCTACTTGTGTTGCTACTAAGGTTTTACCTGAACCTGCCATTCCCTTAAGCACCGTTATTGGTGAATCTATAATTTTTGCTTTAGCTTCCTTCTGTTCATCGTTAAGCTGTACGTTAAATTTGATTGGGTTTTTAGGTCTTCTCTTTTGAACGAATACATCATCCGTGTGGTGTTTCTTTGGCATATAATAACGTTTTGGTTTATTATAAATATGAAACAGATAAAAAAACCCGACCTAAGCCGGGTTTTAATAAATATGTATTTGATTTTAATTCTATAAATTATAGAGAATCTAAACCACTTACAAGGATTTTTCCATAAAATTCTGGACGAACCATTTTCTTAGCATAACGAGTAAGTAAACCTTTTCTCGGTGTGAAAGTTTCTGGGTCATAAATTAATGGAGTCATGATTAATGGAATGTATGGAGCAAATACTGCACCTGTTTCCAAGAATTGAGCACCTCTGAATCCTAATAGGATCGTGTTTTCAGTCATATATGGATTTTTGTACACTTTGTAACGTCCATTTAATTGACCAACTTTCTGTACACCAAATGCGTAAGAAGCTTTAGAAGCATCACCATCAGTATCAGCAGCAAATCCTGGAATTGATTCCATGATCGTTCCTACAGCTGGAGAACATACTAGGAAGTTTGCACCACCTCTTAATGTTTTCTGGTGAATAATATTACTTAACTTTTGGATTTTAGTTCCTAATGTTTGGAACCATTGTCCTTGAGAATTGTAAAATCCTAAACTTGTAGCGCTAACACCACCTGCAACTGTAATAGATTGGTTGTTAATAGCAGACCATACTTCCGTTCCAGCGGCAGCATTGTCAATTAACATACCAAGAATTTCCATATCAATTTCTAATGAAATATACTCGCTTAAGATTGAAGTTAATTCAGCTTCAGCATCTAATGCATGGTATGCATTTAAATCCTGTGCAAATTCTGGTGTCCAAACTGCTTTCAATTTTCTAGTTTTAGCAACGATTGCAGATGATTTCATCTGTACATTGATTTCTGGAATTGTAATTGAAGGTGAATTTTCTCCATTTGGAAGTGGGTTACCATCTTCAAAATCTCCTCTATCTCTATCAGTTGGTTGGATTTGGTAAACAACAACTGCTTGTGCATTTGCTGAAGCATATCCTGCTGCAAAGTTTGAATTATCAACGACAAAAGTTATATTTGCACCACCATCATACTTTGTGAAAGCTGATACTTGTTGTCCTGCTGTTGATTCTTTATATTGATCTCCTGCTACTGAGGCAGAGAAAAATTGAAATGCTGCTACACCTTCTTTATCTACAAATAATAATGAAGCAGTTGGTACTGTAATTTTTGATAAAGTACCTGCTGCGATTGAAGCTGAGTATGCTGAGTCAAAGTTTGCATCTGACCAAGTTGCTACTGATACTGTCATTGAAGCCGCTGCTGTTAACGATTGTGTATTCGCGATTGAATATGAAAAACGTCCTGCACCATATAATCCACCTGTTGCTTCGTTACCGAAAGGTGCTGTTGGTGCTGATGAGTTACCATATAATGAATCTCCTTTTCCGAAAGGTGTTTTATCACTTCCGTATTGGAAATCTAAGAAAAATACTAGACCTGAAGGTAAGTTCATTGGTTGAACTGAAACGAATTCTTTCGCTGCAATTTGTCCAAATACTTTTCTTACCAATGGTAAAGCAACTCCTGCCCACTGTCCACCAGTGTTAACACCAGTTTGTGAAGTAAACGATCCTGCTCCAGCACCACCACCTGTGTTAGATGATTCTACTACTAATTGTTTTGCTTGGTTTTCTAAAATGATACCCATGTTGTTTTTGTTGGCACCACCTAAGCCTTCTAAAAGACCTGTTTTTTCCCATTTGCTAGATAATCTAGCCGCATCAGACTGCATAGACTGATATGGGTTTGCGCTTTCTAATAATGAATTTAAGCTCATGTTTTTGTTTTTTAAATTTTAATAATTGTTTTTAGATTAATCCCGCTAACTTACGCATACGGTCATACACCTCATTTGATTCAAGGATTGGTTGTTTATTTGCTTTTGGTTCTAAACCACTAGCTTTTGAAGCAGAACCCATTTTAACTGATTCACTAATTCTTGAAGTTGTAATTGTGTTTACAATTCCTTCATTTAATGTTTCATAAATAGTTTTTGCTTGATTAACATCCATTGCTTTATCAAATGCTTTTAATACCTTAACTTTTTTACTTTCAGTTAAGTTTTTTGCTTTGAAGATTTTATTAGTATAAAGTAACTTAGCATTTAAAAGATTAACTTCTTGAAGTTCTTGTTTAAGTTCTTCTAATTCACCCATATCTTTTTCTTCGCTACGCATCGCTGCTCCTGCACCTGCTCCTAAAGCTTGCAACATTGCTTTTGCTTTTGCTGCTGCGGGTCCTGCTGCTTTTGCTAATTTAGTTAACGAGTTTACGATGTTTTCTAATCCACCAGCTGCTGCGTTTACTTTAGCATCTTCATCTAAATCATCTCCTGCATCCATTCCTTCTTTAAAACGGTCTGCTTCAGTTTCTTCTTCAGGTACGCTGTCATCTTCGTCTTTGTGTCTCATGTCAGGGTCTGACATTTCTTCATCAAGTTCAATAGCAACATCTACGTCTTCGTCTTCAACATCTACGTCTTCAACTTCTACGTCCTCTTCTGCAAATTCGTCGCCCGGCTCGATTTCTCCAGCTGCAACCATGTCTTTAATAACATCTTCGATGAATGATTTTAAGTCGTCTTCTGATAGGTCTTCTAGATCAACGTCTTCGTCATCTATTTCACCTTCGTCTTCTTTCTCATCTTCCATACCATCTACGTAGCCTTCTTCTTCTTCATCAGAAGCTTCGTCTTCGTCTAACTCAATTTCAGCTAATAATTCGTCAAGGTCGATTTCTTCATCAATCTTTTCGTCTTTTTTAACTTCCATTTCTTTAACTTCTCCCTTGTCGGATTTTTTTACTTCTTTATCTTCTTCATCATCCATTTCCTGCAATTTAGCAGATAGTTGATTTTTAAGGTAAGGGGTAAAAGCTTCCTCTAGGGCAAGTTTTGCATTCTCGATGGCAGTGTCTTTAACTGATTTAGCATCGGCGATTGCTTCTTTTAACAAATCTCTGTTGTTTGTCATAATAATCCCAAAATTTAGTTTGTGAAATACGGCTATTAAGAACCGTAATAGAAATAATAATTGTCCGTGTCATATAAGATACTCATGACACATTGCAGTCATACGTATGTGACCTTTTGTTAAAAATACAAAAGACGCTCAAGTGAGCGTCTAATGTTTTAATCCATCGGTAGCGTCCGAAGAAATGTTATTAAGTTATAGGACATGACCCTTTTGAACAAAGGATTTCATGTATTATACTATTTACTTTTGTGTAATTATGTTGTGGTGCTTCTATACCTTCTTTAATCATATGCATGTAGGAACCAGGATTTGATGGTGTTGAAACAAAGTCCCAACATAGTAGTTCAAAATCATCTTGAACTTCCATTACACCTTCTCTATTTTCCTCTAATGAGCCCATACCACGAGATGATACTCCTACTGTTACACCATTACCTACGAGTGCTTTTAATATATTTCCAGCTGGAGTTGGCAGTACCTCTATCTTACCGATAATGTCGTTGCCTTCCCACCTGTAACCGCTTATAATGTGTGATACATTTTGTAAATTTACTACTTGTGATTCGGGGTGGTCCAATTCTCCCATTGAACGTCTTTGTTCAATTAGTTCAGAATATTTATCCATTTCTCTTTCCCACAATTCCTTAGAATAATATCTACCGTTACCGTTTTTAACTTCACAAGTAGCTAATATTCCCTCAACAACCATATTCCCATTTTCCTTATTAACACTTTCAGTTAATACGGTTGGGGTATAGTTAATTGTATGAGTTTCTATTAATAGCTTTCTCATGTTTATTTGTTTAAACCATAAGCTGAAGTTGACTGTCCTACTTTTTTAGGATCACGTTCACCTGCTGGCCCTTGTGTTGGGTTATTTTGTCTGTTCCAAGATACAGCATCCATTTCATCAATATCCTCTACTTCATCTACCATTTTTGATGGTGAGTAACTTTTACCGCAAGATTTTTCGTAGATTCTTTCCATTTGAGATTTTTTCTTCTCTAACGCCTTAATGTCCTTAGCCATTTCTTTTAATTTAGTCTTATCCATTAATTCCAACATATTTTCGTCTTCATTAATTCCTGATAGTCTATCTTGTTTTTCACTAATGTGGTTAGTTAAAAATTCTAATTGAGCTTCCATTTTTACAGCTTCTGCTTCAGCTCCAATTTCTGCTAATTTAGCATCTATTGAATCTTTTTTAGGTTTTTTAGCTTTTTTATCTTTACCCGCTTTTTTCATAGATTCTTCCTTATCTCCATCACCATCAATATCCATAAAATCTGGTTTAGGAGCTTCATCCATTGGTAATTTTTCTTCTTTATTTGACTCCGCATATAATGAAGCATGATATTGAGAACCTGCTTGGTCTGCTTGAAACCCATCTTCAGCCATTATTCTTCTAATTTCTCTACCTGATTGTGCAGCTAATGAATTTGGGTTTCCTGATGTTACTACACCACCTAATCCTTCTTTAATTAATTTTTTAAATAAACTTTCTTTAATTGGTTTCATTTTTGTATCTCCTTTTTTTAATTTATCACTGTATCCACTACCTCCGTAGGTTTTACCTGAATTTTCTTGTACTTCTGCTTCTGTATATCCTATGCCTACTCCAAATTGGCCATTCTTAACATATGTTAATGGGTCTTTTGCTAGGTTTTTTATTACTTTTTCTTGTGCTTTTTCTAATGATAAAGATGGGTCTTCTTTAAGTTCAAAATAAACACCATTCATCATTTCTTGGGCATTAACATTATTAATGTTATCCTCTTTTGGTGAATAGTCGTAATTACGATCTTGAGTGTTTATTACTGTTTTAGATGTTTCTTTAGCATCCGCTTTGATAGCTTCATCTTCCTTTTTTGTATTAACTTTTTCATCTTTGTTAATAATAGGTCTTAATGATTTTGCCTTTTCTTCATTAACAAAATCTTCATACTTATTTTCCCAAGCTTGTTTATTTGGGTTGAAGTCTTCTGATGTTAATTGAACTAAAGGTTGTAAAGTAACAATACCTCCTAATTCTTCATTAATCATGCTTCTACTTTTAAGTATTTTTTCAGCATCACTATAAGAAGTAATATTAGATATCATATCCGGAAATGTTCTTTTAGCTTCTTTTAAAAATAAATCCTTACGGCCTTTACCTTTTTGGATTAAATTGTATTGTTCTTGTAGTGTTTTCATATTGTTATTTTTCTAATAATGTTTTAATGTCCTTAATAAAATCCTTAATTAAATCTGTACCTGTTACTACTGAGTAGCTATTAGGGTTTTCCCTATAATATTTTATAGTTTCTATTTTTGCTTGTCTTAATGGTTTTATCAAAGACTGTAATTCGTCTTCTATTTCATTAAAGGCATTAACTCTTTCCTCTTGGAATTTTAGTTTAGCCTTATCCTCATCCTCTCTTATCAATTTATAATTATACATATTAATATAATTTTTTTACTTCAAGTCCTGACCCTTTCTGAACGAATGTGCCATTATTTTTAGGAACTAATTTATATTTAAATTGCTTTACATATGCATTATCTTTAACGCCATCTTCTGTTGCTTTAGGACCAGGTCCTAAATCTTCTCCAGGTTGTTCTGCTGATTCATCTATAATATTAAAATGGTTTGGTAGATTTTTTTGGAAAGTTTTTATATCTTCTCTGTTAAAACCTAACATTTGCTGGTTCATTACATTTAGATATACTCCTCTACCTGCACTTTCTTTACCGGTATATGACCAATACCCTTTGGTAATGTTCATATCATCGTACTTTATGTTCCGGTCTACTTCAAAGCTTGGATACTGAGATTCATCTTCTTTCACTACAGTATATCCTAATTCGGTATATGCTTCATCATCAGCTTTAGCACCTTTTTTTCTAAAAGCATATGGTGTTAAATAACCACCTGCTCCACCTGAGGTAGACATTTCTTCTACTTCTTCTTCTTCTTCTCTTAAACTATATTTTAAAATTGCAGAAGGACCTTTACCTTCTAAATCAACCGAAATCTTACCTTTTGATAATCTTTCAACTTCTTTTTTAGTTTCATCAGGGGTTTGTGCTGCTTTATAAAATACGTTTTTAATGTTTGTTGATTGTCCTTGTTTTGCTTTAAATATAGTAACTAAATCTCCACCTTGATATCCTGTTCCACCTACATTAACCCATCCTCTTGATGTGTTGTAATAGACTGGGTATCTTGATTTTGCATTTAATATTAAATCAACAACCGTATTATAAACAGAAGAACTTTCTTCGTTCATATTTTCCCTCATTGCATTTTTATAGTCATCTGGGTAGTTATTTCTAACATGAGTACGAATTACATTTCTTAATGACCTAGCTTCTTGATATATCTCTAAAAACTTTTTATCGTCTTTTGCTTTTTGGTATACCTTTTTAGCTGTGGATGTTAATTCGTCAACATCTTCAACTAATTTATCTATATTAGGTATCTGTTGGATAGACCAAGAAATAGCACCTGTAGTAGAGTCAATATCTGTAACAGTAGATTTAGTACCATTATCAACTTTTACATCCCCTACCTCAAATTCTTTAAGTTTATATTTGTACCCCATTTGCTGTTTTAATTTCACTTACTAGTTCATAATATTGTAATAAATCAACTAAATTATCATTGTCTACCTTATCGGTTTTTGTTAATTCTATTAAAAACTTAGTAACCTCTGTAATTTTAATCTTTATTGCTTGATCTTTTATATTTTCGGTTAATGAGTTTAAAGTTTTCTTAAGTTCTGATATTTTAGAATTATAAAAATTTCTTAAACCTGGGGTAGAATCTACTGAATATATAAATTCTTTAAGTACTTGTTTTTGTTCATTACTTAAACCATCATATTTTTCATTAAATTTTTCTAACAATATTCTATAAGTTAAAGTCCTTACATCTTTATCGTAAGTAGAAAACTCTGCTAGTACTTCATCTTTTCTAGTTTGGTTAATTTTGGTTTTAGTTAAATATTCTAATAATGTAATTTTATTATTAATTAACTGTCCATTATCTACAATATCCTTAGAATTAACACCTTCAATTAGGGTGTATAAAGCAGCGATTTCTTTATAGTTTTTAATTTGTGATCCAAAAAAAGTATTTAAATCATAATGTTTTTTTATTTCATTAATCAAGTTATACTTTTGTTTTTTTAGGATACTTCTATTAAATGCCTTTGAGCTATTTAAAGTTGTATCTAAATACATTGTAGCTCTAGATTCAGTTAATACTTTAGATTTGGATATTGATTCGTATAATTTATATTCACGGCCTAATTCTGTTTTAACAAAATATTCTTTTAATAAGTCAATGGCAGGTGAGTCCTTACCTGACAAAGTATCAGCTGTGATTTGTCTAACAAGCAATTCAAATAATATGCCTGTATTTTTATACTTTGAGTGTTTAATTTTCATCAAAAATATATTTATTTATAAATATTAAGATTTTAGTCGAGATTCATCAAGTAATGAAGAATCCGCTTTATCCTGTTCAAATATTAGTTGTTTTTTGTCTAAACCTTTAAATATGTCCTTATTTTTTAGGTAAGTAATTTTAGGGTCTTCAAATTCAGATAATCTAGGTTTTGGTTTTTCCATGTCTTTCATGGTTTTAACTCCTAAAGGATCTTTACCAAAATTATTATCTTGTTTTCCTCTATTAGTAATACCATCTTTAGGGCGACCTAATTCTAAGTCATCAGCATATCCGTCGGGTACATTAGATGGGTCAGACATTGTTCTACCTTTACCATATAATGAAGCTAAATCGTGAGGTGTTCCATATGATTGACCACTTTCTAAAGGATCGTTACCTTCTGCTAAAATTTGGTCATTTCTGAATTTACGTTTAGAATCTTCACGAACCATATCTCTGTACTCATCGTATTGATCTTCACTAAAGTGATAAACATTATGATAAATCCAATCAGATGGGACTAAACCTTGTTCTAATAATGTACCTGCCAATTCGGATTTCGATTTCATTAACTCAATTCTTTCCTGATCATAAATGATAGAAGGAGTTGTCATTGATAATTCAAAATTAGTTAACGTTTCATCTCTATACCCTTGTGTGTATAAATGAACTAAAGCTATTTTTTGTAATTCTGATAGTAGTATTCTTTGTATTCTATCTATAGTACGAGCAAATCTAATGTCTTGTTGTGCTAAAGTAGATTTACCTGCTTCTCCTTCCCCATAACCCATAAATGATTTAGGTACTTTTAAGGCAGCAAATAATTTTTCTCTTAAATATTCAACATCAGCAATACCATCATATTGTAATCCAGGAGCGGTATCAATCTTAGTTGCACTATCATTACCACGAACAGGAATATAAAAATCTTCTAACATGTTTTGCATGTTATATTTTAAGTTATACTCCCCTGTTTTTTCATCCATCATTGGAGTACGTTTCATGTTATTGATAGTTTTCTGCATAAATGCTTCTACTTCATTAGGTGGAATTGCACCAACGTTTACATAAAATACTCTTTTTTCAGGGGCACGAGCAATTCTATGAATCAACATCGCGTCTTCCATTAATGTATATTGTTTAAATAATTTTCTAGCTGGTTCAATATAAGCTCTACCATAAGGTAAATAATTAACATCACCTACCATTCTAAAATGAGCCATTTCGTAGTTATCGTATATTATACCACTTCTATTGTCTCCTCCTTGATTAGGTACAGTATAACCACCACCTCCGTTAGAACCACCAGCAAATCCTTCAGGATTCCATCTATACTGTACTTCAGCAGGGTTTTTAGGGTTTTGTCCTTCAATTCTTTCAATATGGTACGCAGTATATGGTATTACGTTATAAACACCAAATGTTTCAGCAATTTCCAATTTTAAGAAAAAATCACCATATTTACACATTTGTCTAACCCACATCCATAGATTAAATTCTACATTTAGTACATCATAGAATAAGTTGTATAGAATTTTTTGTACATCTTCATTAGAACTTCTAATTTGAAGTACTTCCCCCATATCATTTTTAAGTGTAGACTCATCTGCTATAATATCAAGGGAGGATGCTATAATTGCATCTTGATCCATTATATCATATTCTGAATAGAGTTGTGTTCTTAAGTATTGATAGTTTAAATTAAACTGTGCCCCATATAATGAGGTAGGTGCTGATGAATAGACTCTATTGAATCTATCAACTAAAGCATTCGTTTCATACTGACCACTAGATTGGATATGACCCGAATCTATGGTCTTTACTTGGTCACCCCCTACGTTTCGTATTACTACGTCTGTTGAGAATAATCTCTTTAATCTTGTAAATACACTGTTATTCGCCATCTAATATATAATTATTGTTTATAAATATGGTTATAGTAACCAACTAATATCCTCTGTTTCACCTTTATCATTTTTCATGCTATATGGGTTTTGAACTTGCCCACTAGCACCGTATCCACCTTGATATGGTGTTCGATTAACTGTCATATTACTTAATGACTGTTTTGTTAAATCGATTCCTCTTTGTTTAAATTTTAATGCTGTATCTCTAACATACATACCCATTCCAAAAGCCATCACTAAATCATCATTATACCCCGATTGTGCCTCTGCTTTTCCATTTTTCCAAATGAAAACTTTCATTTCTTCTATTAATCTTCTAGAATTAATTGTTACCCCTTTATCAGCAATATATTCTTGAAATTTACCTATTATCATAGGTCTTGTTTTAGAAGACATTGTAAAACCAGCTACCATTTTTGAATTGTCCTGATATCGGTCAAAATACGAATTAGCATTGGCTTCTCCACTCCGTTGTGAATAGTAAAGGTTAGAATAATTTCTATCTATTGCTACCTGTATTGTTGCCCAACCAATATTAGCATTTTCTATTACAAGTAATGCTTCATTATATTCTGTAGCTAAGCCGACTAATAAATGACCAAATTCTTTAGTACCTATTTGTCCTTTATACTCTGCTACTTGTACATTAGTTTCTACATCCATTACATGGCAAGTAGAAAAATCTTTTCCATCACCACGAGCTACATCTGCTAAAACCATATAAGATCTAGAATAATCTGCATTTTCCCAAACCCATAAATTCTGATCAGCACCTCTACGTTCTAAAGGATCCTTAACAAATGATTTTTCATAATATTCTAAATGTTCATTATAAAATACTATATCACCGGATGTACTAAAATCACAGTCACATTCTTGAGCTGCTAATCTAGGGTCACCTAATAAATTATCTTGAGCATCTCTCCATGCCTGATCTCTTTCAGGGTGAACATACCAAGGCAACTTAATAGGTAAAAAATCATTTTCTCCGGATTCTGCTTTAACCCATGTTTGGTGAAACCAATTACCTGTACCATAAGGGGTGGATAATACAATAGCACCACCACCCGTTGCTAGAGTTTGTTGGGCAGAGGCCCATGTTTCAGCAATGTTGTCAATAAAGGCGGCTTCATCAATAATTAATAAAGATACTGCTTCTGAACGTGCAGCATCCGCATTTGAGGATTTTGCTTGTATTTTTGACCCATTGGTAAATCTAAGGGATAGTTTATTGTTTTCAACAGAATCTACCTTAAGCCATGAAGGTAAATTTTCCCACATGAATTGTACTTTAGTTACAAGATTTCTTGCTGTTGCTTGTGTAGTTGCTAATGCTAATACATTTCGATCTTTATGGAATGTCATTAACCACAAAGAGTACCCAGCGGTTAGTGTAGATATACCTAATTGCCTAGATTTTAATATTGCGCTATAATCATGGTTTTGAAATAACGTTAATACTTTTTCTTGGAATGGGTATAGGTTGAATTGTATGCGGCCACGTTGTGGGTGCTGTATATAACAGTATTTACGCATAAAATGTATGGGGTCTCGAGCACACTTAAGATACTCTTGGCGTATTACTTTTTTTAAGTCTGACATGGTTATTTTAGTATAAGAATTACACCAGCGATTGCTATTAGACCTGCACTACCCATTAACTTAGTTTTAATTTTTTGTTTTTTTAAGGACAACATTAATTTTTTGTTTAAATCCTCTGCTAATTGAAATTGAGAAGACTTAGTATGTAATATAGAGTTAAAATTATTAATTTGAAAGTTAAGATTACTAATAACACTGTCCTTTAAAAATAATTTATTTTCTAATAATGATACTTTTGTTGTTATTAAGGATAATTCCTTTTTAACACTATCACCATTTATTAAATCTTTAATTACGAGTTTTGCTATTGGGGTTTTTAACTGTATCGAGGTACTGTCTATTGTATCGCTCTGTGAAAAACCTTTCAAGCTCATCATTGTTAAAAAAGTCAACAGAAATAATTTTTTCATTTGTTTGTTTTTTTAATGTGATAATCTTATTATCTTGTAGATTAATTTCTTTATCTAATTTTAATATATGTTGGTTTATTGAATCAATTTCATAAACTAACACATCATTTATACTATGTAATGAGTCTACTTTAGATTCTAATGTCTCTATTTGGATTTTATATTTATTTATATAAGACTCATCTTTAGGAGAAAATAAAATATAAAGGATGCCAGCAGACACAACAAATAAAGCTAAATAAACTATTACCCTCTCGCTAAAAGAACTTTTATATTGTCTGTGGTTATCAGTTGCTCCTTTATACGACATTCTTTTCTAATTTAGCTACTAAAGACTCTAGTTCTTTTTTCTTAGCTGTTTTAGTTTTTAATTGGTCTTTAATTTTTTCTTTTTCAACTCCATCTGCTTTACTATATTCACGAGCTATAGACTTCATCTCAGTAGTAATATCTTTTAATGCCTTAACAGCGATGTCTAATTTTTTATGTTTACCGCGAGCGGATTTTGCTAGTTTAACTGCGTCTTTTTCTGTATCTTTATCTGTATCATTATCTTCATTTTCATCTATTGATTTACCTTTAGTTTTAGCTTTTTTAACTAAAGAATTCCAATTAGATAAATCATATTCATCCCAAGGTTCAACTTCCGTACCATTGAATGTTTTTTCTTGACCAGCTACGGGTTTAGAATTTAAATAATGTATCTCATTTTGAGTTAATGAAAAGAATTTATTTACTTGGTCTTGAGTAGGCATTTTAGTTCTACCTTCATTTTCATTTAAACCAAGTGAACCTGCACTATCTATTACGGCTTGAACAAATCCTTTTGTATAAGACTTAGTATCAGGTCTATTTTTTAAGATAGATTTATCAAAATGCATATCAAATGAATTTTCTCCAGCTTCATATCCCATTTCTTCTAAATCAGCTAAACCAATATTAGCTTCTTCGATACCAGCTTCATCTTTTGCTTTTTTTAGATCTTGAACGGCTGCTGTTAAATCTTTAGTTTGTGAAATTTCATCTTCAGTATTTTCAGATAATGAAGATAATATATTTTCTTTAATATAGTTTTTTAATGCTAATTTTTTCATTGTATAATATTATAGTTAGGTTTTATTATAAATATGTTAAAGTCCTGTAATAGTTAATATTTGTTGGATTCGTTCCTCTGTAGACCCCGATATTTTTTCTACTTTGCCTGCTTTATGTCCATGTCTTTTAATTAAAGATGTAATAGTAAAATCAATTAAATCCCTATAATGTTCATCTGTTTCCCTAACTCCGTTATCTTCTATGTCTAAACCATGAGGAGATATATAAAATATATAATCATATTCTCGAATGAATTCACTAGCATACGTCTCAAATGCTTCTTTATCTTGATAAGGTATTGATTTAGCATTCATAGTAAATGCCATTACATCTAATATCGTTCTATCTGTAATAATACTATCATGCATTAATTCACCACAACGTTCAGCTAAAAATACTGTTTGTCCCTTTAATGTTGAATCTGTATTTAATGGAATACCTAAAGACATTAAATGTTGACTGCGTTCTGTTGCAAACTTGTACCCTTTAAATTGCTCTAATTCTTTTAAAGCATTTACTAATGTAGTTTTACCTACACTCATTGTTCCACATAACCCTATTTTCATATTTTTTAGTTTCTATGATTAGCACCTTTTGCCGCAGGTTTTTTATACCAAGGCAATCCTGATTGTTGTGATATTGCTTCTTTCCAATCGTCTTTTGACATTGGGATACCATATAAATAGTATTCTCCTTTTCTATCAATTCCTTCAGGTATCAAAGCGGGACCTTCCCAATTATGTAACTTACCATCCCAAATATAAGCAATGGTACCATCTAATTTTTTTAACTTTTGGCTTTTAGGCCACTCTGTTGATTGTTTCTTCATGGTGTTAATATACGTAAATTAATTTAATTATCCAATAAAATTTGTTCAGCAACTAATGTCCCTTGTGCACCACTTACCGTTATACCTCTAGCAGAAAGAGCGTCTCCAACAAAATGAACGTTGGGATACTTCGTTAAAGCAAGATTGGTATAATCGACAAGTGGCTCAGGTGATAGATATTTTACTTCGGGCACGTAAATACCCCAATCGTCTTTTAATGTAGGGAATACTTTTTTCATATCCTCTATAAAATCATATACATACATAAAGTATGGTTGCATTGATTTTGCTATTTTATGTAATGTATCTACTTGTATAGCGGATACATTTTCACCTTCTGATGTTGTAGATGGTTTACGTGTTGGGCTATAATATAATCCTGTACCATCTATTTGTAATTTTTTAACTACATCTCTTGACCATTCAAATGGTTTATCAATTCCTTGAACCTCCATTAATATA